CAACACCTCTACAGAGCTTTCCGGCTATACCCAACGGACTATCCTGGACGGTCGGGAGTACCTCCTCCGCTTCCTGTGGAACATGCGGGAGGCTAAGTGGTACCTATCCATTGCCGATCAAACGGGCTCCCCCATCGTTGACGGGATCAAGGTTGTGGCGGACTTTCCTTTGACCCGGAGGATCGTGGATGAACGCTGTTTCCCCGGTAGCCTGATCGCTATGGACACCTCCGAAAAGGGGCTAGACCCAGGGTTGACCGAACTCGGGGACCGTGTGGTCTTGGTCTACGATTCTGTGACGGAGGTTTAGGTGGGTCTCCTATTCGGCCGTTCTTGGCGCTTGCGAGTGGATACCCTCCAGTTTTCCGGTACGGGTAAGCCAGGGGATATAACTATGTCCTTTGACGTGGAGAAGACGATCAAGGCCGAGCCCAACAAAGCCACGATCAAGATCTGGAACCTTATCCAGGACCACCAACGGCAACTCCAAGCCCTCTCGGTACAGAAGGGCCGCGGCCGGATTCGGGTGGAGCTGGAGGCCGGCTACCAATCGGGGATGATGCTCCTGTTTCGGGGGGACCTTCGGAGGGCTGGGACTTCCCGCTCCGGCCCGGACCTCATAACGGAGGTGTCTGGAGAGGACGGAGGCCGCTCCGTCATTTGGTCCCGGGTCAATCGCTCATTCCCTCCAGGGACCACGGTGGAGGTGGTGGCCAAAGCTTGCGCCGAAGCCATGGGACTGGGCCTAGGAAACCTCCCCGAGATTGTCCGGGGTAAGCGGATGGGCTCGGCCGGGAGCACCTTCTTTGATGGTTGTGTTTTGTCGGGGAACGCGGCGGACGAACTAACCCATATCCTCCGGTCCCTGGGGCTCTCCTACTCTATCCAGGACGGGGCGGTCCAAGTGATAGAGCGGGGGAAAGCCCTTCAAGCTTCGGCCGTGGTCTTGGGTTCTGGAACCGGACTCATTGACCGTCCAGTGGTGAACGCGGACGGGACTGTGAGCGCGTCCAGTTTGCTTATCCCCGACCTATACCCCGGGCGTAAAGTCCAGTTTGATACCGTTGACCTAGCGGGTATCTATACCCTCCAGAAAACCAACTATGTGGGGGGTACGGAAGACAACGAATGGTATTGTAACATGGAAGCAAAGGCGGCCTAACATGGGAGCTACGTCCGGCACACCTTCCCCCGGGGAACTCTTCAAGATGGTTTTGGCCACGGCCTTGACGAACCTAAACGTAGCCTTGGTGGGTAAGGTCTTGAGCTACGATGCTTCTAAGCAAGTGGCCGATATCCAGCCCGTGGTAAAGCGGTTGGTTCCCTCCGGAGTCTCCGAGTCCGAAGTGGTAGAGGACCTCCCCACGCTCCCCTCCGTTCGGGTGTTGACTTTGCGCGGCGGGGGTTTCTTCCTCCACTTCCCATTGAAACCCGGGGATACGGTCTTGGTGGTCTGTCTTGATCGGGATACGGCTCCCTGGTTTCGCAAAGGGGAAAGCTCGGCCCCTGGAGACCAACGGCTCCACCACTTGAGTAATGCTATAGCTATCCCCGGGCTTTTCCCAAGTGTCTCCGCGTTCGTGGCGGACCCAGATAACCTCACCCTGGGGAAGCTCGGGGGGCTCATTGTCCGGATCTTGGATGGGGAGGTCCACGTGGATGGTAACGCGGAGGACGTGGCCTTAGCCTCCAGGGTTGAAGCTCTAGAAGACTGGGCCAACACCCATATACACCAAGTGCCGGGGGTTACCGCGGGTAGTGCTTCGGCTACTTCGGCCGTACCCACCACCCCCTCTAGTAACGGGCCCTTCGGCTCTACTGTGTTGAAAGTGGGCTCCTAACGGGGGTGGTGGTAACCTACCCCTACGATGGAACTCGCGTTAGCCCCGGCAGTAGACCTAGAGAATCCAATCCCGGGGGACCTACGTCTAACCGGTGGGACTTTCGTGTGGCTTACCCGCTTGGTTGACCAAGTAGACCAACGGCTACGGAACCGGTTTCAGTTCTTCAAGGGGGAGTGGTTCTTGGACAAGCGCCAAGGGACCCCCTTCTATCAAAACATTCTGATCAACGGACCGGACCTCAAACTTATCCGGACGATCTTTACCCTCCTGATTGTCACTTGTCCCGGGGTTGCTAGTCTCACCACCCTAAACCTTACGTTCAACGGAAGCACCCGGGAGCTAGTCCTTTGGTTTGAAGCCAAACTCCAAGACGGCTCCACCTTTGTTTCCTCTGAATACCCTCCTTATATCTTGAGGTTCTAAATGTCCTACGGAGTTACACTCACGGGATTTGTTCGTAAGACTTTGGAGGTTATCCAATCGGAGGTAATCGCATCCCTGAAGTCCACGATCTCCTCCGCCTTGGACACGGAAGCCGGTACCCCCCTGGGTCAACAAATCGGGATCTTCTGTTCGCAAGCTAGTCAACTCTGGGAGGTGGCGGAAGCCGTCTATAACTCCATGTACCCGGATAGCGCTAGCGGCTTTAGCCTCCGGGCCGTGGGCTCCATTACGGGCACCGTGGCGGATGCTCCACAGCCCTCCACGGTGTTGGCTAACGTCAACGTAGACCCGGGGACCTATGCTATCGGGACCTTGATCGCGCATGCTGTGGGAGACCCTACAGCCCGGTTTGCCAACACCGTGGAGGTAACCAACGTGGGTATCCTCCCGGCCACCGTGAACGGGGTGGCGTTTGCTTCCGAAGAAACCGGACCCGTTCGGGCCAATGCGGGGACCCTTACCGTGATTGCGGAGACTGTGGTGGGGTGGAACTCCATCACTAACCCCCTAGACGCGGCCCTAGGAACCACGGCGGAGACGGATACGGCTTTCCGGATCAAGCGGGAAGAAGAGTTGACGGCGGACGGTGGGTCCACGGAGGACTCCGTTAGGGCGGACTTGCTCAAGGTTACCGCGGTTCTTTCCGCTCAAGTCCTGATCAACGATACAGACTCCACCGATATCAACGGCTTGCCCCCTCACTCCATAGAGGCTGTGGTCTTGGGGGGCTCGGATGCGGACGTGGCCATGGGGCTGTGGCTTACCAAGCCCGTGGGTATTCAGACCGTAGGCACCACCACCGTCTCCATTACCGACTCCCAAGGCAACGCCCAGGATGTGAGCTTCTCCCGTCCGGACGAATATGTGATGTTACTCAATCTTGATCTCCTCGTTGACGCCGATACGTACATTGGGGACAACGCTCTGAAAGTTCTGCTTACCGATTGGGTTGACACCTTCCGTACCGGCCGGGATTTTGTGTTGTTCCAAGTGGCGGGCCAAGTGATGGAGGCTTCCGGTGTGGAGGATATTACCTCCCTGGAAATCGGTAGCTCTACCCCCGTGGTGGCTCCGGTGGGTTCTAACTACGTGATCCCCGTCCGGGGTCTAGCCACTCTGCAAACCTCGGACATAACGATTACCCTCACGTATATCTAGAGGTATCTCAATGGCTAAGTTCCATGATGTAAACACGGTGGTAGGAGCAAACGGCGGGGCGGAGTTCGTCTACCGCTTGCTTGCTGTGTTGATTGCGGCGGGCTGGACCAAGCCGGCAGACTCGGACGGTACTACCTACAGTTCCAGTGGGGGCCAGGTCACGGGGTACGCCACCGGAACCAATGGCCTGAATAACGCCCGGGCCTGGGTCCGCTTACAGGAGCCCGGAGGGAGGCGGGAGTGGTTGTTCCAACGGGACACTTCCACCAATGAACACCAGTGGAGGATCTGTTACAGTGCGGCTGCTAAGTTCACAGGGGGTTCCCCTGGGGCCACCCAGACCCCCAGCGCTACGGACGAACAGATCATTTTGGGGGGTGGCTCTCACGCGTCCCCCACCTTCGCGCAACTCGTGGTAGCCGGTGGAGGGTATAGAGCCCACCTCATAGCCCAGTCCACCGTGGTGGGTGGGTGCTATGGGTTCTGGGCTCTAACCACGGTGGCCGGTACCGGGTACTGTAACACCGCGATCCTACAGGAGCCCCTTTGGGATAACTCTTACCCCGCGGAAGACACGGACCCTTGTCTCCTCGGAGTGAAGTTCTACGCGGGAGCCTACAACGTGTTGGGCAACCATGCGGGGCTCCACTGGGTGGGCCGTTTCTGGACGGCTTACGGGCTCGGAGGAGCCTCCTTCCGGAGCAAGACCTGGGCGGACCCACCAGCCCTCCCCGTTAGTCCGTATAACGCGAAGTTCGTCAAGCAACCCATGTACGTGATTGAAACCAGCCAAGCCTGGAAAGGGGTTCTCCGCCACCGGGAATACTGTAGCGTTTCAACTCACGCCTACCCAGACACCTACGATTTGACTACGGACGCCAAGGTGGTGATCGGTTACTCCTTGGTTCCCTGGCCGGAAAACGTGGCCCCCATCCTATGACTGACCGCGCGGGCTCGGGTTTTGGGATGGCTACCTTTTCCCCGGGGAATCTCCATGGTGGCCACATACCAGGTACCACCAGCGGGATGGGCGCCACCGGTGGGGGTGCTCCTCCTACGGTCTTCTGGGACAAGCCCACGGCTGGGTCCCCCATCTACCGAAACACGGAGATCTACGCCCGGGTTATGGACCTAGACGGGGATGTGGCCCGCCTTGTCATTAGCGCCAACTTCAAGGAGTTAGAGGTGGAGGAGGTGGTCTACCGCCGGGGATCGTTCTCCCGTAACTACCGCGGGAGTTCTGTAAACGTGATCTCCGGAGGATTGTCCTTCATCTTCATCCGTAGCGGAGGGTGGCTAGGGAGCCCAACTATCCAAGTAGACGCCACCGACGCCACCGGCAACGTAGAGGAGCAAGGATAGGATCATGGCCGAAGCTACTTACCCCCTTTATCCCGATGGCCTCACCTCCGAAGCTCCGAGCACGGATGGAGTTCCACTAGGCTCGGGACTAACGGATGAACTCGGGGCCGCGCTCCCGATGAAGACAGACCACACGGCGGAGGCGATCTCCCACTTCATCGAACAGTACAAGCGCAAGCCCCGGATGGAGAACTTTCTCTCCGCATTCACGGAGCAACTTCAAGAGCTGGAGGCGGTCTTCTACGCGTTGTTTACCCAGAGGGATCTAGCCAATGCCGTGGGTATTCAACTGGACCGGCTGGGGACTATCGTCAAGGAGGAGCGGCAAGACCGCACGGATGATGCCTACCGGAGGATGATCGGGGTTCGCATCCTGATCAACAAATCAAGCGGTAGGGTGGAGGATATCTATAAGATCATTCGGGCCGCCTTAGGTCCCTCCACCGTGGTGGCCCGTATCCAAGAGGCTTTCCCCGCGGCCTTTACGGTCCGGATATACTCCGGGTTCGGGGACTTGGACTTGGACTCCTTGGCCCGTGCCCTACGTCAAGCCAAGCCCGTGGGAGTTCGTATGGATGTGGTTGACGATTCCACCTTGGATAAGTTCATGTGGACGGCCGAGCCCGACGCATCGGATACCACCCACGGGTGGGGGGAAGAAGGGGATCGGACGGTCGGAGGCGATTGGGCCGATGTGGTTTAGTGACGGGACCTAGCTCCCGGGATAGGGTTTCACCATGGCAAAACCAGCCGAGCCCGTAACGTGGGCCACCGACGCTACCCAGACCGCTGGGACCCAGATCGGGCAAGACACCAAGCTAAAGCCTAGCGCCGGGGATATAGCCCAGGGAAACCAGTCCGGGCGTTCGGCTCCCGCCAAGTGGTATAACTGGATGTTCAACCTATTGGGCCAGTGGACCCAATACCTGGACAACCTTCCGGCGGAGTCCGCATTCCTTGGGGCGGCCTTCAACTGGACCGGAGTTCACAACTTCCGAAACACCACGTTGCGAGTGGATAGCGCGGCCGGGGAGATCACCTATGGAGACGGAGCTGGAGCGGCCGGAGCCCGTACCCGAACGCTCCGTATTTCGGCCCTCTCCGCCCGGCCTCACAACTTCGCAGCGTACCCCCCGACCGTACCCGGGAGCGCGTACGTAACGATCAATGAAGATAAAGGGGCCTCGGGTCCTTTCTACTCGTTCGATCTTTCTCATTTGATTCCAACCCTGGGGACTATTACCAGCCTCCGTGTGTTGGTGAAACCGGGAGCGGCCCGAACGGCCCAAACGACTAACCCCGGGGATAATGGCCGGATGTTTTTCCGGTTGTTCTCCTATGCCCCCAACTTCACCACCCCCACTTCCCCCGGCTCCCCGAGCTTCACGGAATACGCGGAGGATGATGGAACCACCAATGAACAAAGGATGGACTCCGGGGCTATTTCGTTTGCCCTAAACCGGGCCACCACCACGCTCCAAGTTCATGTGTGGGGCGGAGATACCGCCACCAGTTTTCCCGATCGGGTACGTGCTTTGGAAATCGTCTACACCGATCTGTACGCGCGCGGTCCGTGAAAAGGAGTCCATCATGGAAGTTTCCCCCGAGATTATCGGCTCTCTCCTAGGCTCCCTAGGGCTGGGTACAGCGATCCATCAAATGATCAAGAACCGGGGCCGGGCTCAATCTGATCTAGATGCCCGGGAGTTGGCTAAGGTCCACTCCGCCACGGAGGAACGTAAGCTCCTCGTAACCGAACTCCACAGCCTCCTGGGGGCCGAGCGGAAGGAACTCCAAGAGTCTAGAGACTCTCACCAGGAGTGTCTCCAGCTTGTGCACAAGGTGGCGGCAGACCTTGAGACCCTCCGCAAGGAGCACGCTATGTGCCCGGGGCAAATCGCAGAACTCTCCAAGAGGCTGGAGACGCAAGACCGGCGTATCTATGAACTTTCCCGAACTACAACCCCACCCCCTTTCAATGCTGTAAAAACCGGAGGCTAATCGCAAGTGCCAATCACGATCTTGGATCTCACCAAAGACCAACCCAACCCACCTCCCGCGTACGGGGGTAAGCACAAACACCGGCTTGTGGGGGGCAAGGTCTTGGAGCGCAAGCCCCAGAACGTGGACTCCATTTGCCTCCATCAAACGGCGATTGAGTTTGGGCCCAAAGCCGATCCGGACGCTAAGCACCGGCGGGCCCTTCAAGTGGCTTGCCACGCTCTGGCCTTTGCGGACGGGACGGTGGTCCTACCCAATCCCGTGTCTTGGTACATCAACCACGCCAATGGGTTCAACGCGCGTTCCCTGGGCATTGAGATTGAAGGGGCTTTCCTGGGCTCCCCGAAGCACCCCACGGCCCCCGGAGGCCAGGCTAAGGCCAGCGTTGTAACGGACTTGGTGGTGGCTTCCGCGTGTGCGGCCGTGGACGAACTCCTAGAGCGTGCCACCCGGTGGGGTGCCCGTATCCAGTTTGTCCTAGCCCACCGGCAATCAAGCGGGACCCGACCGGCCGATCCCGGCTGGGAGCTGTGGCAAAAGGTGGCCTTGGCCCATTGTGTGGGCAAGCTCGGCCTGAAGTGTATCCCCAGCCTTACGGAAGATGATGGACGGGCTATCCCCGAGGTTTGGGACCCGAGCCAAAAAGGCGTGCGGTACTAGGCCAGGTCCTTACCACACCGACTACACGCGTAGTCTCCAAAGAACTCCGCCCCGTTGCCGGGCTTCCGGCGGGGGCTGTGTACCTGATAGTTATTCATGTAATCGGGCCAGATAGGCCAACGTGGAGATAATGTTCTGGGGTCCGGCTCCCGCCAACAAGGTGCGTAGGTCGGCCCAGCCCAACTGGATCTCCTTCTCGTCACACCTCTGGAAAGTGATTCGGAAACACCACTCCCCTGTTTCTTTTGACCGGTACGCGTGGATCTCAAAGTTATCCATTGGGTTGTCCTTCCTGGTAGGTAGCTACCCCATGAAAAACGGCCCGGTGTAAGCCCCGGATTTTCAACCCTTCGATCCTTTCCCGGCCGGGGTCTTCTAACCCAAACGGGCTCCACAGGATTGAGGCCTCAAAGTTCTTACCCTCTGGGTTTCTTACCGTTAGGGTGGTGCGTGGGTAGGGACGGAACCCCACCGGGGGATCGGTATAGATACTCACCACGTATCCGTGGCTATTCAACCGTACACGGCTTTCCAGCTCCCCTCCGGCCAAAGCCAAGATTTGAGCACCGGTCTTGTTCAAGTGCTCTAGAGCCCAGTGGGCTAGACAGTATCCGATCAATGGTTCCACGGGGGTTATCCTTTCGGCACTAGCCGTTGTTCTCTTGTGAAGGTGAAGCCTGGGACTTGCGGGACTTGCTCGGAGTCCTTGAAGGGGGCCAGCAAAGCCTCCACGGCCATCGGGTTGACCATAAGGAACTCCCGGGGGACTTGGTGGATATCGGCCACGGCCCAGGTCCACACGGGCTTGAAGTAGATTCCCGAAGGCACCGGAGGGGGCTCCAAAGCCAACACGGGTACCGGTGGGGGGAGAGCTAGCCGGGCCGCCTCCCGGGCTTCGGCTAGGGCCTTCTGCCGGGCTTGCTCGCGAGTGCTAGCAAAGGTGTTGATCTTCTGCCGGATGGTCTCCTCCGCTTTCTCCAGGAGCTTGATCGTGGGGTTGAAGAACGCATCCACGGCCCGCTTCGCAGCATTCAGGGGCTTGGTAATGGAGGTCCGATCTTCCTCCAGCTCCTTGAGCCGGGCTCGGACCACCCCGAGGATTTCCGACAAGTCCGCCACGTCCGAGTCCACTTCACACGGGAAGCTCTGGACTCCCTGGAGGGTATCCGAGGCCTCTTGGAAAGCTACCTGGATTTGATTCTTACCCTCGGAGGTAATCAGGAGCGCGGTTAGTTGGCTTTCGGTGGGCTTCATAGGTGTATCCCCTTGACGTGTTGTATGCACCTATCCATACCGAGGAGCCCCGGGGTGAATGCGGTACGGCAAGACTCCCAAACCATTTCCCCGTAGATGGTTCGGAGTTCAAAGGTTAGGCCTTCCCGGAGGTAAAGCCGGAGCGCGGCCTCCATCCCTCCCGACCAACCAAGGTCAATGTAGAAAGCTCGGTTATGCATGTGGCGGCGGAAGGCCAAGCCCGCGTCTATCCCCAACCGGCGCTCCACGGGGATGTTATCGTTTAGGGCCGTGGTTAGCATCTTGTGGGATGCATAGGGGGACTCATTCCGGCGGAGGCAATGGAGGATAGCTTGGTCCAGATAGGCCAGGTTTTCCTCCACCTTACCAGCATAGGGGGACTCAATAACCGTGAGTCTCATAGGCCTAGGGCCTTTCGGACGTTGGCCACCTGGAGCTTTTCCTCCTTGATTACATTGAGGAACCGGCGGACCTGGGTGTGGGCCAAGATCTCCTTTTCAATCAGGGCCACAAGGGTCTCCGGGTCCAATGCGTCTACCTCCCAAGAGCTAGCTCCGTGCTTCCGGATGTACTTACTGGCTCGGGAGTCGGAGAGCTTAGCCGGGTTGGGTGGTGGGTTGTGCTGCTTTACCTGGGCCATGGTAAGCGCCACCTTGGTTACTTCGATGAAGTCCACCCGGAAGGTCCGGAGCCGGGCTCCAATATCCCGGACCATATCCTCCCCACTGGGATCGTGATCCCCCAGGTAGAGAAGCACGGGGGTTTTATCTTTGTGCCGGAGGTACCGCTGGGCACTTTCATACATGGCGCTTTGGCTGGAATACCCCTTGTTCACCATCAAGGTAATATGGTGGCGCCGGGCTACGGGCTCCAACACACCGGCTAGAGCTTGCTTCTCCACCCACAGCTCCACATACGCGTCTTGATCGGCCCGGCGGGGTAGGCGGAACTGGTGTAAGGCGGCCTCCACAACCTCCTCCGCGGAGTCCCAATCCGGGGGACTATCTGGAACCCGGCCGCGGTCTTCAATCGCGTTCCAGTCAATGCGTCCGGCCAACCGCGCATCCGAGATCAACCGGCCCAGGTTCTTGTAACTCTTCTCCGTGTTGGGGAGTCCGTGGTGGGCTACGAACTGGTAATAGAGTTGCCGGAGGGTAAGCCGGAGGTCTATGGATTGGTACTTCTGGATGATCTGTTCTGCGGTTTCGATCATCCGGTTGGACTTCCGGTTGAACCGTTTCTCCACATACTCTTGTTTCACGGGCCTTACTCCTTGGTTTGTTCCAGCTCAAGGAGGAAGATAATACAGCATGCGGCGTGGGCCAAGTGGGTCTTGGTCGATTCTGGATCTTTCTTCTCCCCGGCCCGCCATGCGTTCAAGTGGCGCCGGAGCGCTGAATAATACCGGGCTTCGGCCTCGGGTACGTTCCTCCAGTTGTCCACACCATACTTCTGGGCTCCGAACTCCAAGACCTCGATAACCGCCAACTCCGCGCGCGGGGGCATCAAGTCAAAGCGGGGCTTTCCTGTGTCGTGTTTTGTCCCCACGGGGAGCAAGGACTTAGCCGGTTGGAAGTGCCCCTCCTTGGTGATCTCAATACCCCCGGGCTTTGGTTCTTCTGAAACCAATAGGGCCTTGGCCCAAGGAGCCGATCTAAACGCGGGCTTTGGCTCCTCGGAAACCAAGGGGGCCGCGTGTTGGTTCATGGCTCCCCGGCACATGGAGCATAGTTCGGGGCTCTGGGCGTTCTGGCCGGTGTAGGTCCAAGAGCACGGGAGTTCCCCCTTGGGATTGCAAGCCTCACAAGGCCGAACGATCCCAGCTTGGTGGTCTAAAGCATTCACAGGAAGGTAACGAACTCCATCACACTGTTTACACACGGGGGTATCCATCAACGCATCCTCCCATGGAGCCACAGCCCAATGGCTACAGCGTCCACAATGTTATGCCGGAGGCTCCGAGGGGTGGCCTCCATTGCCGCTTCATAGATCGCGGTTTCCTCCGCGCCTAAGGTCTTGTCCACGATCTTTTCAATGACCCCCTCCGTGGGCCGAGTACCCTTCCACTTGATAGCCGGGAGGTAATGGATCTCCTTTGCGTCGATGCGACCGGCCACGATCGCCCCAAGGGCCGTGACCTGGATCAGATCATTGGGCTGGGCCTCCTCCCGTTGTTTGGATCGGGTCTTACCGGGATAGTGGACCATTTGCTCCACGTACACCCGATCGGCTCCCACGGGGATACCCTCCGCTAGAGCTAGTCCGAGCCCGCCCACCTCCTTGAGCCGGGACCTTGTAAGGCCACATGCGATCAAGTCCCGGCTATACCAACAAGCCCACCCGAGGTTACGCCCGGGGTCTATGGTACAGATCTTCAGTCCGTGTTCTTTGATTAGCATACTCTCCTAGTCCCCACAGACTAGTAGGCCGTGGGCATCGTGGACGGTCTTTACTCCCTTGGTCCATTTGCGGGATAGCGCCGGGCTTGCCGTGATCTGGACTTGAGGTATCCAGCTCTGGGCCACGTCCACCATGATTTGCCGCATTCGGTAGGCTGCAAGGTGGGCCCGCTCGGGGTGGTCGGGGACCTCTATAATGAACTCGTCATGGATGAACGCCACGATCCGGCATCCGTAGAGGGGGCTGGAGGTATCTACGTAACACTCGTAAGCCAGTTGCCAACCGGCGGCCTTGGCCGCGTCCGCGGCTAGCCCTTGAAAGAAGGAGTTACACGTTACCGTGTACTTGATATATCCGCGGATACGGTGGGAGAGAAAGTGTTGGATCGTAGCTAGGCCGTTTCCACACAGACTGTTTATCCACTCAAAGTAGGCGGGCCCCTCCGGCCACTCTTCAAGCCACAAGCTCCGGAGAGTCTTACAGGTCTCCAAGGAGAGCTTGACCCGGTATTCCTTCCGGGCTTGGGTTCTGAAGGCTTTGGGGCCCATACCCCCTTGAAACCCAAAGTTACCAATCTTGGCGGTTTGTCTGTGCTCGTTCTTGAAGATCTTATCCCCGAGCTTCATCAACTCGTAAGCCTGGGCTTTCGTGATCCCAGCAACCGAGGCCCCTAACTCCGTGTGGGGGTCTTGGCCAGCATTGAGAACCTCTGCAAGGCGGGAGAACCCCACGGACCATAGGCACACCTGGGCCCATGCGCGTAGCTCCATACCGTCGTAATCCACGGAGCAAAACAACCGCCCCGGCCGGGGGATGAAACACTCTCGGAGCCCGGGCTTAGTCGGAATGTTTTGGAGCTGGAAGCCCCAGCTAGGAGGAGAGACTCCGGGCTCCACCTCCCCCATACGGCAGGAGGTCCGGCCCGTGGCTACGATAGTTTGGTGTTGGGCTTGGAGAGGAAGCTCCGTTCCTTTATACAGCCGTTCGGCCCTACTGAGTGTGGTCTGGAGGGAGCCGTATTGTTGGTAGGAGAGAAGCAACGGATCGGCCGTGGCCAATACCGCGTCCTCCGATAGGTTCACGTATTTCTTTTCAGTCTCCCAGATTTCCCAAGGGGTAACAGGGCGGCCCAAGACCTTCTCCCGTTCGGCTCGGAGTTCCTCTCCCGTCTCCGTGAGGATTAGATCCTCTTGTAAGTTACGCATGACGGAGACCATGTGCTCCATGGCCAACTTGGTGTCCCGGCTCCCGGCTTTCTTTCCTTTGATGCTCCGGGCTCTAACTAGGAGGTTATCAATCAGGATTTGCTTATCCTTCTCATACTCGGCCAGTGTGGCTTGGTGGAACTTCGCAACCGCTACCGGGTCCGTTCGGATACCCCACAGTTGCATAAGTTGAATCCAGAAGGCCGCGCGGGACTGTCGGTACTGATCTTCCAAGAAGCTCGGATCAATCCGGTGGCTCTGGAGGTGGAAGACTTCCCCCTGGGTCTCCGCATCTAGAAGGGCATAGTTGAGGGCTTCCGGAGGGAACTCAGAAAGCGGAGTGTGGTAGAGCGTGCCATACCGAAGCCTCCAAGGATCGGTCTTGTCCAGGATGATCGCCCCGTCCGAGTTCCGGAGAGCCACCTCCGCTAGGGAGTAACCCCACTTGCGCTTGGTGGGTTCTTCTTCATCCGATTGGCCAGGGATGCGGCCTTCAAACTCCCCCACGGCAATGTCCCGGAGCCTCTCTCGGATGGCTGTACATACCGCCCGGTTCTCATTGTAGGCCCGGAAGACCAAGGGAATGAAGTCCGGATCGTACGCACACAGAACCGCCATATCGAAGGCCAGGTTATGGCCGTTCAAGAAGGTACGCTCTAGGAGTTCCTGGGTTATCCTCCGGGTTGCTGGGTCCCTCGCGTGGATGATATCCGCCCGGTCTTTGTTGATCCTCCACTGGTGGGTAACCATAGGAGGGGCCCCACACCCGGGACTAATCAAAAAAGTTTCCGTGTCAAAGGAGTTGATATCCATGGACTTATCCCCGGGGTTGGGTTTGAGAGGGGACTACGGCTTGGGGGATAGAACCCCGAGACTTACAGGGAGACAAACCTCCCAAGCTCGACACGCCTTTACGTACCGCAGAACCCTCTAAGAAGCCTAGGAGTAGGCAAACCCACGTCCTGGGCCGCCCCGTCTAGATCGTTACCCCTAGGCTTCTTAGAGGGTGCGGGCTCCCCTTTAGCTCTCACGTTATCGGGAGAGCCCGCACCTTTGTTTATCGGGGTGGTACGCGGGCATTACCCGCGCGCTATGGCGATCCCGAATGCCCCCACATCGGTAGTATCTGCTGGCATATAGAACCCGAGGACCTACGCCCTGGGCCGGTCGGAACCATTCCGACCTACAAACCTCACCCCGTGGAGGTTCGCTAATGTTGTCGCACTGGCTGGGAGCATCGGTCCAAAGGAGTAAGACCAACACGCCTAACAGTGCTAGCAGGGAGAGGATCAAGCTCGGCCCGCCGCCATGGCTGCGCGGAGTTCGGCTTCCGTCAACGCGGGGGAGCTTCCCCCTAGTGCCGGCTTCCAAAAGTGGATCGGGCTCTGGGGGTGGGCTACCCAACCCATGGGAGGGAATGCCGGAGGCTGTGAGGCCACCGGAGCTTGTGGGTACCCTCCAGGAGCCCCAACCGGAGGAGCGTATCCTGGAGCTTGTGGTGTGGCCCCGAAGTATGCCGTGGCCGGAGGTTGCCAGCCTCCTTGGGGTCCGTAGCCGTTCGGAGCTGGGGCGGCCGGAACTCCATAGCCTTGGGGTTGGTGGCTCGGGAGACCTCCCTGGCCTTGGGCTTCATCGGAGAGCCGCATCCCCGCGGGGACCGGTAGCCGCTTGACCACGCCATTTTCCAGGACTGGGTGGTATGTAAACTTGTTGAACGGCTTGGCTCCCGGAGCGGAGTTCGGGCCCGGTGGCTTGGAGTGGACACTGGCCATAACCACTACCCCCGCGAATGGTTGGGTAACATGCGTGGCCGAGTCTGCCACGGCGGGGGTAATCTGTGCGTCCGCTTCCGGGCCCGTGGGCTCCAGACCGCAAGCGGCGGCGATCTCCGCTTTCACGTCCGCCAAGGCCGAGTCTGGGAACCGGCCATCCAAGCGCACCACACGGGCCCCCTTCGATCCCTGGGGGTGTGCGGGGTTGGTCGATTGCAAGACCTGATACTCCGTAATGAAGAAGGTTCCGGCCTTCCCCGGGACCGTGCTCCGGTGTTCTTTCTGCTTACAGATCAAGAGAACATAATCTCCGATCCCCAAGCTTTGTCCGTTGTTGTTTACCTTGACGTTGCCGATCCGATCGTACCATCCCATGTGTCTTACTCCTGTGGATTGTCTGTCTTAGGGTCTGTGTCGTTCTGTCTAAGAGGGGACTTGGGTGGGGCTCAAGTAATGAGCGGGCCCCCACCCAAGTCCCTAAGCCCCCGTCCATCGGGCTTGTGGTGTGTCTGTGTCTTTAGGGACGGGGGTAAGTTTTAGAGGGACTTAGCGTCAGCAACCGCCACCCCGGCCGCACGTTGGGCCTTGAGCTTCTCACGGTACCGCGCGTCCCGCTTGGCCTTGGCTTCCTTTTGTTTGGCGAGCTTCTCCGCATCCGGAGCGGGAGTTACCACGGGCTTGGCCTTCGGGCCCTTGCGGACCTTCTTCCCAAACTTGTGATCGCGTGCGGCCTTCTTGGCCTGGGTCTCCTCCTCGGTAGCCTCCGCGCGCTTGGTCTTCTTGGTGGCCTTAGCCTCCTTGGTTTCTTGGCGCTTCTTCTCCACCTGGGCTTCCGCTTCCTCCCGCAAAGCCCGCACATCATCCCGGACCCTGCGCGCATCGAAGAAGGAGGACTTAGGACCGGCCTTGATTGCCTTGCGGCCCTTAGCCGTCACAGTGTAGTCACTTGCGGGCCGGCCGAGCTTACCCGGCCCCCGCTTACCGGCAAAGGTGCCCGGGGGTGGAGTGTAGCGGTCCAGGAGCCCCTTCAGGGTGGCATTACGGAGCCAGTTGTCCGTGGTGGATTCACACGCTCCAAACTTCTTGATCACCTCGGGGAGCTGGGCCTTGGAACGGCTGGCCACGAACTTGACCACCTGGAACATACCACCACGGGCCAGGGCTTGGGTCTTCTTCGGGCCGGTCTTCTTGGCGGCCCGCTTGGCGGCCTTCTTCTTACCCTTGCGGTTCTTCTTGGTCTTTGTCTTGGCCATGGTCTGTTACTCTCCCCAGTTTATGTCCGGGGAATCCCCGGAGCTTTTCTTTTGAGCCCCCAGCATGTAGGAGGGAAAAACCCGTGTCAAGGGGCTAAAGTTCCCTCCGCTCATTTTCTTCCGTGAGCTTCCCCGTAAGCCACCGGTAGTAGCCTCCGCCGGGGTTATCTACCAGCGTCGGGAAGTCCAACCAATCGGCGTAAGCCATTTTTTGGTCCTGGCCGGTTACGTCCATTTCCATTCGCGCGTCCCGGCGGGCCTGGTGGACTCCCGCAATAGCCTCCCCACACCCGTAATAGAAATCGAACGTAACCTCCTCCTCCGGTTGTCCGGGCCGGTGCGTGCGGCCGGTAAGTTGCTCCATGGCCTTACCGTTGTAGTCCGCGGAGAGGATAAGGTTTTGGTGCCACTTGTACTGTAGGTTTCGGCCTTCCGAGTTCGATGGAGCGGAGGCAATCAAAGGATACCCCTGGGGATGGTCCTCTATATATACCCCCTTGGTATTGTATCCCTCCCGGCCATAGTATTCTAAGTCCATCCGGCGAGAGAGTTCGTTCCCTAGCTCCACGTGTTTGACCCAGATAATCCCCCGGTTATCGTTCAACCACCGGCCGGTTACCTCCATCACTTCCTCCGTCAAGAACACAGCCTTAGGCTTGATCTTGAACGTGGGGCTTAGTCTCCGCCATTCTGCTAAACGGCCTTCATCGTTGTAAAGCCCTTGGTCCACAGCCAGGGCCACTTGGTGGGCCGTGTCTAGCCCCCGCTTGTTGTGCTTCAAGACCTCGCGGCAATACCCCGCCCATTCGCTACGGGCTCGCATCCATTCGATCGGGGGTTGTGGGTCCCACGTGTAATAGAACCCCAACCCCATTTCTAAGGCATGGCGCCAAATGGAAATCCCGTCGGGGAGGTCTGTACCATCCGGGAGGATAAACTGTCGGAGCTTCTTGAAGTGGGGCTCCATGATCTTGTCCTGGTAGACTCCCGCGATCCCTCCCATGGTAATGGATGCGTCTACTTGCTCCCGGCCTCCGACCGTACCCACTACCCCGGGGGTATCAATCATTCTACGCTGGAAGACTTTGCGCAGATTGGAAAGCCCCTCCGAGCCTCCCACCTTGATGGCCTGGAGTTCTTCGGGGGTTGTACAGAGTTCGACCAAAGCCCCGGGCTGGAGCCTTTTGATCGGGTTGACCTTTTCATCAATGGCATCCGCCCAATCATCTAGGATGCTCGGAACCCGGGGGTAAGGTGACAACTCCCGGAGACACCAGTCCGAGATATGGCCCACGTCCTTTAGGCTCCGGTTGATGAAAGTCCCGGACATGCTGATTATTTTTGTTCCTGGGTTCTCTCTTAGGTACCGGTTCAAGCGCCGGGTAACCGCGGCCTTTTGGTTCTTGGCTTTGTGGCCTTCATCCAGGATGATCACATCCGGCCGGTAGCGCTCCAGGAACCCCGGTTGGATCAGGTTTCCGGCTTTGTCGTATTGGTTCCCCGCACTAACCCGGCTTAGGAGTTCATAGGACTCTATCCGGAACCCATCGGGGTGGGGCCCTACCCAGTGGTAGGCCAACGTCCGGAAGTCTCTCCGGGTCTTCTCCTTGAGCTTTGCCGGGACTAAGAGGATCGGCCGTTTGGCGTCCAAGATCTCGGGGATCAAGTACGTGATCAGGGTCTTACCCCCGCCCACTACGATGGGGGCCAAGAGCCCCCCACACTGGTGGATCTCCGCTAGGGCCCGGGCTTGGATGGGCCGGAGAGTTTGTTGGCCCCACGGGGTGGATAAGGCCGCGGTTAGCTCCTTCACCAAGTAGTCCACAAGGTCCGAACTCCGCCGGGGGAGCCCGATTATCCGGCGCAACTCCGAGGAGTTCGGAACCTCTAGGACTTTGTTTCCGGCTTTCGGTCCTACCTTTTCCTCCGAGTCCGCGCGTAGTTGCTCCAGCGTCAAGCCGGTGGCCTGGAGCACTTGCTCTATAGCGGACAAGGCCATGGGACTAGAAGCCCCGGATCACGGCCGCGGCCAGCCGTTCCAAGGTGGACTGGATACACAGGCCCTCGGGGGTATGTGCGTCCAAGATCACCACGTCCGGGGAGAGGGCCAGGACGTAATCCTCCACCAGAGCGCACAGCATGGCAGGGCCCTTACCGTACTCCACCAAGCGGTAGTCCTGGACTCCATCCTCTCGGAGCTTCTCCACGGCGGAGGTAATCAGATCGATGGACTCCACCACCTCCAAGGACTTGGGTGGGGTGGACCTACAGTTGATGTGGAGCACGAAACCCACGGAACCAACTTGAGGTGTTTGGAACCGGATCGGAGCCGGAGCCGGGAGGGCTGGAGCTTGGGTTGGAATGGTCGGAGCGGCCGGAGAGGGGAAACCCTCCACGTGGGTAACCCCGGACTTGCGTAACATATCCTTGATTGCGTCCGCTCCGTGACGGGATGATGTGGTCATAAGACCACGGGCCACGGCCACGTCCTTGAGTTGGTCCCGTGTGAGCGCGTCCAGGTTGTCTCCCGCCCCTGGGGCCATTTGTTGAACCGAGGCCACTGGAGCGGGGGCTGGGAGCACTGGAGCCTGGGCCGGAGCTTGGGGGACCGGGGGCATATACGCGGGGCTCGGAGGGGCCGCGGCTGGAGCTTCTGGTGGGTTGATGATGCCCCGCTCCGTCATACCTCCAGCATCGTAGGCCAGCCGGATGTGGTCCGGGGGTGGCATGTCTGCCGCACTTGCGATCACGGAGAGGGGTTTCCCCTGGCCCCGGAGGTAAGCCTGGGCGGGGTTCTCCGGGTCTCCCGGCTTCCAATACCCCACCGGCTGGGTTGGGAGCGCTGGAGGCAACGGAGGGAGCTGGGGAAGGGCCGGCGCTTGGGCTTGGACCGGCGCTTGGGCTTGGACCGGCGCTTGGGCTTGGACCGGCGCTTGGGGAGGTACTGTTACCCCCGGGAGTAGGGGAGCCCCAGAGTTCTCCAACTGTCCCCGGGCCGCTTTCTTCCGTGCGATGATTTCGTCGATTGTTTCCTTAGCCACTTGAGCCTCCATCCGTTCTTTCATACCTAGATTGCAGTGGGCCCGGAATGGGCAACCACCGTAGCTCTCACACGCGGCCGTATTGGCCGGTAGCTCCTTGGCTTTGGGCCGGAGCTTGTACAGTTGTTGGATCTGCCGGGCCACTGGATCGGCTACGGTACCCATGAACTCCTCTACCTCCGTCTTGGTTCTCCAAATCGAGGTGGGGCGAGACTGGGAACGGCCCCGCATTGTGACATAGTTCCATTGCAAGTAGGCCCGGGACTTCCCGAACCTTTGCATAGTTACCCCCGCGTATATGTTCGCTTGGATATCCTCACGGAGATCTTGTTGGGTCTTGGCCCACTTTAGGTCACTCGTTGCCTTGTGATCTAGGACGGCCGCCTCTACCGCATCCACAACCGGGTGGGTAGACGGGAGCCAGAGGATAGGGCCTCCGGGCTCGGGAGTTCGGATAAGCCCTTGGACATCCATGAACCCGCGCCACTTGGTGGCGTCAGTCTGGTAAGTAAAACCCTCCTCCACGATTGCAAAGCCGGGCGGGGGTAATAGATGGGTGGTGGCTTGGGCCACCTGGCCCGGGAGATACCGGACCATCCGTTGGGTACGGGGGTCTAGTAGCTCCAACACCTCAAGGCCGTTGATGGGGGCTCCGGTCTTTAGATAATCCTCCAGGATCTTGTGGACCCGGAGCCCCACCTGGGCGGATATCCCCGAAGGGTCGGGCAAGCCATGGAGGTACTTCCAAGCCCACTTACGGGCACACTCTGAATAGGTCTTCCATTGGGACGCGGAAAGCTCGGGGGTAGTAGCCGGAGCTGGGAGGAGCGGGGGGTCCAGGTCTACTTGACCCCCGGCAATCCTCAAGGCCGCGGCGGCGGGGTTCTCCGCAACCTGGCCCCAGCTCATAGCTTGGACTTCGGCCCAGGTTGTCAAAAGGCCCTACCGTAGTAGGTGCGGGGCACGGACACCACCATTTCAACAAGCTCCACGCCACGTATGAGGATCTTGAAGAACGTTAGATCGTCTTCCCGGCGGGGTAGCTCCACCTCTACGGAAAGGACCGCGGGTAACATTTGACGTAGCTCGGCCTTCAAAGCGTAAGCCGCTTGCCACAGACTCTCCCGGCTCTGGACCACATAATCCCCACCTGGGGTCATTGCGTCCGTTACCCACCGGGTTACGTGGCGTTCAATATCCCGGGTGGTGCTTAGTACGGGGAGGAAGGTCTTACCCTCCAACTTTAGATCTTTGATTTGATACCCTGGGCTAGCCATCCTGTAGGCGGAAGGTCCTAGGGCCAGCCTAGAGAAATCCAGGCCCAGGTAAGCCTCCAACTGGTCTTTGAAGCCCTCCTCCGGAAACTGCAAAGACTCGTTTATCCACTGGGAGGCTTCCTTTAGAAGCTGGGCCCGAAGGACTCCGAGCTTGGGCTTACAGCCACACATCAAGTAGCCGCACGTTTTGCACGCGGTGTAATCGAGGAAGATCGATTCATCATGGATGAACTCTTCATACACCCCGGGTTGTGTAGGCTTTTCGTCCGGGTTGCGGACCCCCGCCACGGTCTTGAACTCGGCCGAGCCCAACCGAGCCCGGCGGTCCATTTGATACCGGTGGAGTTGGGCAACCTTAGGGGTAACATACTTGGTCATTTTGAGGCCTCCGTGATTCGTTCCCAAAAAGCTTTCTCCCGGTAATGAAGCCGGTTCCAGTGTCTCTCAATGCCTGGAGCCCAAAGGGGCCGGGGGTGCTCTGTTTCCAAATGGTCATAGTAGGCCAATCGAATGAGGTTAGGGCCCAGGCCCCACCGGGCATGACGGGCCGCGGCCAACCATGCCCGTTGTTCTCCTTCAGGGAGGAGCCAGAAGAACACAGAACCGGCCGCACGGGCCATCCGCCTGGCCCGGTCCCTCTCCGAGTCCCGAGGCCACACGGAGATTACCTTCCAGTGGAGCATAAACCCTAGGATAGTAACCGCTGGGATGTAGATCGCTACCGCAAAACATACCTTGTGGAGTGTGCTCATTCTTTCCCCCGGTCTTTCAATGAGATCCCTTCAACACACTTGTTAGAGCATCGGGGACAAGAGGCTCCCTCCAGCTCTTGAAGCCGGATTGCAAGTTGGGAAATCACACTCCGGATTGCGGTCAACTCTTCATCCACTCCTTGCAGGGTGGCTGTAATCGTTGCTTTGAAATCCCAGGGTGGAGGTCCGTGGAGCTGGGTCAATGCCTCCCGGATCTTACCCTCCAAGGTTTCGGGCTCTACCAGGCTTAGCTGGGCCGGGGGTGGAGCATGCGGCCGGATGGTCTTCCGGGCCTTGGGGAGGATCGTAGCGTGTCGAGCACACACCACCCACTTGGCCCTCTGGGGGGCAAACTCCACCGGGTTGACACACAAAGGGCAAAGGGTTTCGGTTTCCATAGAGGCCCCTTTATACTCCTGGGGGTGTTTCAAAATCAAGGGCCTTGGCGTCGATTTCTTCTAACCGCTGGATAGCCAGGAGGATTTCCTCCGAGCTTGAATAACCTCCGGTGGCCCATTCAATCAGATCCTCCGTCCGCAAGGCGTAGAACTTGGGGCGGTTCCGGTGGGTGTACCCAGGGGTACTTAGGGCCACGCGTTCGTCCGGTTGGGTGTCCGAGAGTCCGCGGATGCCCATCATTACGGCCTTGGCTGTGGCCTTCTCAATGGGAACGTTCGTAGCGTAACGGTCCCAATGGTCTGTCAGTACCCGGGGGTTAATGTGGACCTTGCCCCGAGCTACCCGGATTAGGTGGGCCGAGTCTCCCGGAGCCCTTCCTCCTCGGAGCTTCTCCGGGGCCAGCAAGAAGCTAACAACCCAATGGGTAATAGCCGAGCCCATGATCGTGGAGGTGGCCATGGTGCGGGTAAGCTTACCCCCGGGACTCTCTACCAGGAAGCGGGGGATCGTGGTGGGCTTCGGCAAGTTGTGCACGATCCAGAGGACGTGTTTAGCAATCAGATCATCCGTTACCCATCCCTCCGTCCCGACAAAGCGCAAGAACTCGAAAGCCTCCCGCTTGGTTTCGATGTGGAGGAACCGTCCGACGATCGCGGCCACGTCATTGGCTGTAAGGTTCTCCTCCCCCTCCAGAGCGCTCCGGTTGTTTGCCGCGATGATTACACGCGCGCAGCCCTTCAACGTGGCGTCCGGCAGAAACTTCCGCTTGTAGGCCCGTTGATCGGATTGGATGAACTCCCGGAGTTCCCCGGTACGGCCTTTCCCCCGGAAGTCTTTGGGGAGCACTTCATCCGCAAACACCAGAGGACAGTTAGCTAGGGAGTCATTGAACTGGCTAAGGGCTTGCTCCAGGGAGGTGGGAGCGTTCTTGGTCCAGAGCCGGGCCACTCCTTTGGCCAGGAGGCTCTTACCCGAGCCCGGGGAGCCTTCGCAGAACAGAGCAACGGCGGGTCTATCCAAGGCCGTGATCCAGGAGAGCCAAAGCTCCAGGTTGTGGTACTCTACCCCCGCGAATAGTTGGAGCCACTGGTGGATCTGGGGATGAAACTCCGGTTTCAAATCCCGCAAAGGGCACGGGGCCCGGTGTAGCGTCCGGTGCTTCAAGTCGAAATACGAGGTTTGGGCGTGCATGTCCAACACCACCGAATCGCACACGGTCCCGTAATCCAAGGCCATATCATTACAGTTGCGCTTTAGGAACTCTCCTTGGAGGGTAATCTCCGTGAGTCTTACTCCCAGGGTTGTGGCCGGGGCTAGGAAGCTGTGGACGGCTAGCTTAGCCGACTCCTTATCATAGGGGCCCACATACCCCCGGCCTCCTACCCAGAAGTAATAGGAGCCTTGGAGTTGGATGATCCACCGGCGCTTGAACTCCTCCGGGGTACACCGGCCCTCCCGTGCGAAGGCCTCCAGATCGGCTTGGGTGTACGGGGTATCCCGGCCCTCCCAGGAGCCCCCCACGAACGCGTCCCGGATGGCTTGGCGGGCTGTGGCTATAGCCTCCCGTTCGTTAGCCTCCTGGACCTCTAGCGCGTCCGCTTGCCTCCGTTGAATCTTCTCCGTAACCCAGTTTAGATCAGCGTCTCCGAAGTGGCTTATGGAGGCTTGGAAGTGGATCGCTATGGAGCTTGCGTCCGCGTTCGGAAAGGCCTTGGCTATCTCTCCGGCAAGCTTGAAAAGCATGTTATCCCGGAGCCCGTGTTCTGCGAATGGTTCCCCCTGGAGAACTCGTTGGAGGGCTAACCCTACCTCGGGGGTTTTCTTGGCCAGGGTCTTGGCCAAGAGGGCTAACTCTTGGTGCGTTACCTTGACCGTAGACCGGCCCGCCGCTTGCCGGAGCTTCTCCACAGAGATAGGCAAGTCCAAGATATCGTCCACCGGAAGGGGGCGGCCGGGGTAGTGGAGGATCTGGGCATCGTCCGCACGCCACACTGGAACGCTGGGGACGAAATACCCCCGATCCTCGTTACAGCATTGGGTGTCCCCATACCCTCCTAGGTATGCGTTCATACGTGGCCAGAATGCGCTCCAGAGGGCCGCGGGTACCGGACGGGAGAAAGGGAACATGGCCCGGATACTTACGTTTTCGGGCTCTCCCAAGGTGGAGGTAATCACGTGGCTAAACGTGGTGTAGAGGAGGATCTCTATCCCCTGGGATTGGGCCGTGAGGACGAACTCCGCCACAGCATCCATAGTGATGTGGTCAAGGTCCAAGACTCCGAAGTGGATCAGGACGCTATCGGCCTTCGATTTCCGGCCCCCTTCCGTGAACTCCGTGGGGGAGTACATCGGGCAATGGAGCTTATGGGCCTTCAGGGCCTTCTTGTTTTCTTCGGTGGGGGTAGCCAACTCCGGGGGTAAGTCCAGGACCATGTGCCCCTCGGACTTGATGGTCGCAACCCACGTAGCCCAATCACTGGGCATGGGACCCGGGCGGTTGTCCTCCGCATCAATGAACAGACTAACGATCAAGGTGCCTCTAATCGGAGTGTCGAACTAGCTAGCCCGCGGGCTCTGCCGCACCCCCGATCAGGGACCGGGGACAAGGCCCACGAGCTAGCTAGTTCGGGGGGTGCGGTTCCTTGGATACGTGAAGTGTGGCGTGGCAGTCAAGCAACGTGAGGCGAGTTGGCACAAATAGTCCCGGGGTCCTTTGTAACGATTACAGCGGCCGGTGGGACAGTCCGAGAGGAGTGGTCCGGGCTCGGAGGCCCCTCCTTGGGGTACTTGGACGATCCCTCAAGGATCGTGACACTTGCCGTCACTTCTGACTGTTAGGGTAGTGGGTCCGCTACAGACAACCCCGAGGCCATTACAGATAAGTAGGCCTTGGAGTTGGTACGGTTTGTGTATGCCGGTACAGATAACCGATAGGCCGCTAAGGGAAAGGCCGTTGTCTGTAGCGGCAAGTTACGCGTACAGTGTACCTGTACGGGGTATGCTGTTACTGTAACTAGTGGATTTCATTGGTCAAAGTGGGACCCAGAGGAGGTCCCGGAGGTGGGTCCCTTTTTGTTGAATGAAATCCACTAGTTAGCTCTGGTGGACCCAGGGACCCACCGTTTTAGCTATTCTACCCCCTCCTACCCATTTTTGGTTTAGGGTTTTCTCCATATGCTTATAAAACAGTGTAATAAGTGCAATATACACAGCTAAGTATGTGGAAGTAAAAGGGAATACGGGACCCCACGAGGGTGGTAGGGTCCTGGCTCCACGGGGAAAGTAGCTAGGCTAACTAGTGGATTTCATTGGTCAAAGTGGGACCCACGGTTTTCCTCATTGGTTACGGGTAGTTAGACCTATGGCCGTTGTAAGTGTCTGGAACTACACATGAAAGTGGGACCCACTTCCCGGAGAACCGTGGTGGGTCCGGAGGGTAAGTTTGAAAAGTGTTCATCACACTTGAACCGGTTGGGGTACTGTAACAGCCCCTAGTGTCACAGTAGCCCGGGCCCCAGGCCATCCACTGGACCCCAGAACCCAGGTGTGGGATCAATCCAGCATGGCCAAGCGGCAACCCCCTACCCCCGATGTTAGCGATCTCCCCGGCCCTGATTGGTGTCCTCCGCATCCGATAGCGTGTGGCCCAGCTCTGGGACTGATTACCGATAGGGACCCGATAGCCCCGTGGTCGCGATTGCCCGGGGAAACGGACGGGGGGTGGGCCTATTTCCTCCACTTCAGAAACATGGCTTACCCCGATGGTCCTCTCGGGAGGTTTCAGGCTCGGGAGATCCGGGCTATGGCCGAAGCCTTGGACGTAAACCCCGGGAGTTTGTACCCCTATGTGAATGCTTTCCTCTGGCATGAACGGGCCGGGGCTTATGACCGTGCGATCGATTCGGCTAAGGTAGCCTCCGACCAATCCGAAGTGATGCGAGTCCGGGGCCGCCATACCCGCCTACTTGAGAAGGCCCGGCACTATGCGGAGTCGGAGTTGGACAAGCTCACACGGAGGGCTAGCAATCCGGACACCCCCACGGCTAGTCCCCGGGAGGTGAAGGACCTTCTAGAGTTCGTGATCAAGACGGAGCGGCTTTTGACCGGGGATGTGACAGACCGGATCGGCGTAGAGGGAGGCTCCTGGGACTTGGAGGAGCTTTCCCTGGAGGAGCTGGAGCTACTTCAAAGCCTCCGGAAGAAGGCCCAGGCCAAGAGCCTGGCCGAAGCAAACGCGATCGATACAGCGGGGGAGTAGGAGGTCCCTACGCGGAAAGTGGACACGGCTCCGGCCCCCATGTTGGGCTCTGTTCAAACGGAGACCCCTATGGCCAAAAAGCTCACACTCCTAGCGGTTACCGGCCTTGCGGCCTCCCAAGCTACAGACTCTCTTGGCCCAGATCAGTCAGAGTTAGGGGTCCAAGTAATCCACGTGGGTACGTTGGCTGGTAATATCCACCTCCAGGGCTCTTTGGATGGGATCACTTGGAGTAACCTCCAGGATTCAACAGGGGTCGATATCCTGATTGTGGCGCTAGCCGGTGGGGCTTTGAACCGTACTTACTGGTTTGTGGGTGCTAAGGGAGGCCGAGTCCGCGCGAACTTTACCCGCACCTCCGGCACCGGTGATCTGACTATCATCATGGAGGGTTAGTTCAATGGCTGGTGTAGGCCGTCAAGTAGGGCGCGGAGTAGGCCGTCAAGTAGGGCGCTCGCTTGTACGTAGTTCGTCCGTACTGGCTCGGTATCTTCCATCGTTGTATAAACTGCCCGGCGTAGTGATCGCGCACCACGCGGTAACCTCACCCAACGTGGACGGCGCGGTACAAGCGTTTTCCAACATCAACGGGCCGGGTACCGCATTTTCCCAAATGGTGTCCGGTGCGAAACCCACGCGGGGGGGCGGTAAAATCACTTTTGATGGCTCCGCGGACTACCTCGAATCAATCAACGCACACGGGACATACCCGAACGCTCAAAGCGCCGCGACTTTGGTGTTTCTCGGGTGCACGTTGCGTGCGTCGATCCCCGCGACTGCCGAGTGTCTAGGAGGATGGTTTGGTCCGAATAGTGCGGATTTCTGTGACGCTACCCAGTCTGTTACAACCGGGAGGCTAACGAGCCGTCGCCGCGTATCTACTGGATCCGCGATCGCTCACGTCAGCACTGCCGCTGTCACGGATGGATCACGATCGATGTATTCGATCAGCCTTGACGCTGGTGGAACCCCGAGCATTCGATCGCACAAGAATGGCGTCGCGACAGCAGCAGACGCTTCGGGCACAGTGCCGACCGGCTCGGGCCTGGAGTACCTGACGATCGGCGCGAATCGCCAAGCAGCGGCGGCAAACTTCTCGACGATGTCTTTCGAGGCAATCGTTGTGTTGCCGACCGCCGTGACGGCGCAGCAGCTTGCAGAGTTGCTCGCGTGGCACACTGCGGGATGCCCAATCGGAGGTTCGGATCTGACGATGTCGCCTGACTACGTGATCGCCGCGATCGGTGACTCGCTGACGTACAACACGACAGACGGCAGGCTGCCCGATTTCTATCCTGCGCAGCTTCGCGATCTGATCACGGCGTCAGGCAAGACGACGCAGTCACGCAACCACGGCGTGAGCGGAAACACCACCACGCAGATGCTAGCGCGCGTGAGCAACCTGTTGAAATACGAGGTGCCGGAGGTTGCGATTATCTACGGGGGTACGAATGACACAGGAGCCAACCCGACAACACAAAACATCGTGGATATTGCAACCTCGCTATATACAGCGGGGACCCGAAGATTCGTTGTGCTCGGGTACCATTATTTGAACTGGACCGCGGGTGGAGATACGGTAGGCACCCCAAAAGCGGATTCCGCCGCGATCCGTGCGCTCCAGGCTGCTGCGGTTGCCCCGATCGATGCGCTCCTTGGTGCTGAATGTCTCTACGTTGATTTGTGGGCTGTGATGGCCGCTCGCATCACAGTGGGTACAGACACGCAAGGTTCGTATTCGTGGCACCGTTCAGATAGTAATGTGCACTTGAATCCGTACGGTGAAGCTATCGTGGGACAAGCACTGTACGACGCGATGTTATCCGCCGGCTGGATCGCGGAAATCCCGTGAGTGGAAACCTCAAAAAGTAACCTCCAGGGACCCCTCCTTGAACCGCCGGGCGGGCTCGGGTAGGCTCGGGGCCCAGGAGTTACCCCCATGCCTTTAGTCAAGTGCCCCGGCCAAGTTGCGTTTGAAGCCTACAACGAAAACCGGGGAGGTCGGACGTGGGACGGTAAGCCCACGCCACCCTGGACCGATCTTACTCCTGGGGTAAGGGAGGGTTGGCAAGCGGCGGCCTTGGCTGTACGGTCAGAGCTTTTGCGGGAGGGGATTACCCTCCTGGGGGCTTGTGTGCGCCGCATGGGGGTGGATAAAGAGGCTCTCCTTTTGATGCCTCACCACGAACTTGTGGCCGCGTTCAGGGAGCTTGTGTCCGAAGTTGACGGGGCCTTGAGTGAGTAAAGAGCTTTTCGGGGTGCATGCTGGAGACAAGCCCCCGCAAGAAGTCCTAACCCCGGACCTAATCTTGAACCCCGTCCGGCAAGCCTTCGGCGGGGCCATCGTTCTGGACCCGTGTGCTCCTAGCCTCACCCTGGCCGGCCGAACCCGCGCGCGTATCGAATTGATCAACTACACCGAAGCGGACAACGGCCTGGAGCGGGAGTGGTTCGATCGGACCTTCATCAATCCCCCATATGCGGACTTGAAGGACTGGATGGCCACGGCCGCTTTTTGGTCGGGGGACTTCTGGCCTAAGCTCCGGATGGTCCAGCTTATCCCCGTACGTCCGCAACGGACTTGGTGGTGGCGGGCTTTACAGGGCTGGGATGTTATCTACCTGAACTCCATTACCTTCCACGGGGAAAGTAATACGTTCCCCGCCCCGGTCTGTCTCGCCTCCCACGCATGCGAGATCCCCAGCCTCGGGGCCAAAGAAACCTCCCGGATGCTCTGGCAAGAAAAAGAACGAACCTGGAAGATAGCCGCTTGACTCTATCCCCGGGGGTATTAGTATCCTGGACATGACAACACGCGAATACGACACATGCGTTATCTGCCGGGGTAAAGTGGTCTTGAATGAAAAGACCAAATACGTGGAGGTCAACTCGGTAAAGGGAACCCACCACACACCGGGCACCGTGGCGGAGACTGAAAGCCAAGGGTGTTTCCCTGTGGGCCCCGATTGTGCCAAGGTTTTGAAGTCCCGCGGAATCCTTGCCCAAAGACTTAGACCCATGAAACACCTCGACGGTTGCACATGCTCCAACTGTGAGATCACGGCCCGGCGCCCCACCTTCAAGGGGTTGCCCGGGCCTATCCCAATGGATATGGGGGACAACTACTATACCCCACCCGAGCCACCCCGATCCGTGAGTGAGATCCGGGCCTATGACGTGGGCCCCACCGAAGCCCAGCTCCGGACGTGGGTGCTACGGCTAGCAACCTTGGCCAACTGGCACACGGACCGGGTAAGCCTCCAGCGTTTGAGCCGGGCCGAGCTTGCCCAGGCAATGGACCGGGCCTTGAACGAGTTGGAGGGTAAGTAGGTGGAATCCAACTCCAAGACCCCCGCCTTTATGTATCTGGTTTGCTTTGGATGCCAGTTGGGTATGGTGAGGTCCACCAAAATGGGCACCTCCTGGGCTTGCACCGAATGCAAAACGGAGGAAACCGTGGACCCTCTTTACCCCTGTGAAGGACCGTCCCGGGACATTCCGTATAACCCCGCTGATCCGGAAGACAGTTTATCCCCAAAGCCTACTTGACACCCCCAGGGGTATCCGATTAGAGTTCTAATCCTGGAGGTAACGACCAATGACCAAGACACAGACCAAGACACAGACCAAGCCCCAAACCCCCGTTCTAGACCATGACACCCTGAAAGAAGACGCACCCCCCGAAAGGTTGGCAGACATTGCCCAGGCCGCGGCCTACGCCTTGGGTGTGGGTAACTGGGAGAAAGTCCCCGAGGGAAAGCTCTTGATCTCGGAGTTGAAGCGCCGGGGATATGGCCTTGTGGTCCTCTCCTTGACGGCCCTGGCCCTCTTCACAGGGTGTGCCCAATCCACCTCCCTGGAGGCTATGGATTGCCCGGCCCCCGAACTTGTGGAGGGTGTGGAGCCTTGCGATCAAGTGGACTCCTTCTCCCCGCCCACGGCCGCCGGTTGGTGGCAGAAAGCGGAAGCCTGTTTCCAGGTAGTGGACGGTCAACCCGTGATCTACTTTGTGGATGATGAACTCCAGTCCCGAATGGATACTCTCCTGGATTACGAGTATGGCCAGTGGGCGGAGTGGTGCGCACAATGAGCCGCATTACCAAGGACTCGTGGTGGGGGGATATCCTCCTAAACGATCCCGCTGTACAGTCCGTGTTGGACCGCCGCGCTCTGGAGGAAGCCCCCACCCAGAAGATCCAACCAATCCCACGGGACCCCCGTAAGGAACTCGCGGGGGAACTCCGCCAAGCGGCCATCCCCTACCTAGGGCAATGGGCTACCGAGCGGGCCAACAACGTGGCTAGCTGGGCCCTGGACACGGAGGAGGATAAACAGAGCCGGAGTCCGGTAGCACTACGGCAAAGCCTCCGGGACGCGATCCAGGTTTGTAACCGCGTGGACTACCAGTTGGATGGGTGTCCTCGGATGGACTTGCCCGAAGTCTTCCGCTTGTCGGAGATCTGGGAAGGGATTATCCTCCGGTACCGCACCCCATGACGCACCCAACACAGACCCCCGAATATAAGGCGATCCTAGCGGGGGCTCTCCCCGAGTCGGTATTATCGGCCGCGGATGGCTTCTCCTACTTCCTCACCTTCATCTTGGGCCCTGCGTTAGTCCTGTGGTTACGGGAATGTTTGGTCAACGATTCGGCTACGGAGGCCGAACTCTGGGCCCTACATACCAACCTACCCCAAGGGAAAAGGTACTACCGGGAGCCCGAAGAAATCCGCCGGGCCATATTGGCGGCCGAGCGGTACGGGCTGGTGTCCCCTTCTCCTTTGGGGCCAGGGGTTTGGGTGCCCGGTAGAGACCTTGACACCTTGGGGGTTATCTGTGAGCTTTCCCCCCAAGACTACGAAGATCACCCCGGGCAATGGAGCTAACCCCTTGAGTTGTACTATTCGAGTCTGGAAGGTGGCCATGGCTGTGGACCTCCCCCCTGGATCGGCCAAACGATGGAAAGACCCCAAGGGGGCCGAGCCAGGGGGGCCCGTAACCTTAGCGGAACTCATATTGGAGGACGGCCCCGAGACTACCCAGGGGGCTATCAATGAGGCCTTGCGAGCGGTCCGCTTGGCGGGCCACATATGGGCCCGGCCTATCAGCGCGATCCGGATGCGCGAGGTGGAGACCCTTGCGGAGAGGCTTGTGGATGAAGCTTGCACCAAAGCAGCAAGGGACGCGCGGCTATGCGTGGAGTAAAAGGCCGGGGTCCTAGCTCCGTTCCCCGATCGGTCATGTTCTCCCGGGTGGAAGCCCGGCGGCCGGTCTGTCCCTTCTGTAAAGTCCGGGCTCCACACCCAGACTCCGAGGAGTTCTCCGGGGTTGCTTGGGCGGAAAGGTTCGGCCACCGATGCCCCCACGGGGAGCCGTGTCCGGCCTTCACGGATTTGGGGATCGATGCTACCGCATGCTCCACGTGCTCCACACCGGCGCCGGTAGCTGGAGCCCCAGCCCCCCTGGATTTCCTCCGGGAATGGGACCACCAAAAAGGAACGTACAAAAATGGAACCCGATCAACCGCACACACTTCTGGCACCCGATCCCCAGTCAGAGGAGGACCGCGCAGCAATCCGGAAGGACCTGGAGGCCTTGGTGGGTCAAGTGCTTCTTTCGGGGAACGGGCCGGAGGAGACCCTCTTTTCTACTCCGGAGGATGCGGAGGCCTTTCTCCGGGAGGCCGAAATCCTAGCCATGGCACGGGCCGATCAAGAAGCCCGGGACAACGCGGCCAACTACCCACTTTCCAATACGAGGCAAATCCAAGTAGCTCGGAAGGATCTACCCCCGTTGTTGGAAAACCTCATGGTGGTTACCGAGCACACCCCGATCGATATCGTCCGAGATCATTGGGCTCGACATAACCCAGGCCTTACTCCCCCGGAGGAGGACGGAGCGGCCTACGATGCCATGGGGGCCCTAGTGTTGGCCGTGGCCTTCGGATTCCGCACCCTGGACACGGTGCCTACGTTCCACCCCTTGCGTACCGCTATGCTCCTCCGCCGGGACTTTCTCCGGCATAGGGACGCGAAGACCAAGAGCGATCGGCTTGAACGAAAGGCCGCAATCGATCGGAGACACGCGCGCAAGGCCCAGCGCAAGGCGCGCAAACGCTCAAGGTAAAGTGGACACATAGACCACACGCGGGGGACATTGCTTAGGCCATGTCCCCCGTAGCGTTTGTGTTGACCCCCTCTGTAGGCCGTGACGATCGGGTCCACGTGCTCTTGGTTCGGAGCCCCTACGCGCGTCATGCGCGGCTTTGTGATGGCCGCTCCGTCCTCCTCCGTCCTCCTAACCCCTCCGCCTCCAAACGGCTTGCTTGCGGCCGGTGCAAGCTCTTGGCCGAATCCCCGGGGGCCGGCCCTGTGGATTGGCCTGGGGGTTCCAAGTGAGTTCCGAAATCGACATTGATCCGTGTGAGCTGGACCGGGCCCTGGTGAAAAAAGGGGGGCTGTATAAGTTCATGCAACTCGCATGGAGCCACGTTGAATCCGCGGAGTTTGTTCCAGCGTGGCACTTGGAGGAGATTTGCAAACACTTGGAGGCGGTATCCCGAGGGGAATGCCGGAGGTTGGTAATCAACGTCCCTCCCGGTTGCGGTAAGTCCCTCACAGTCTCCGTGTTCTGGCCGGTGTGGGAGTGGATCACACGGCCCAAGCGCAAGTGGATGTTTGCGAGCTTTGACGCGAGCTTGTCCCAGCGTGACGCGCTGAAGGCTAAGGGCCTCATTCAAAGTGAATGGTTCCAGGCCCGCTGGGGCTACCGAGCTAACGCCAAGACCTTGAAGCGCCGGGGCCTAACTCCCGTGGGTATTGTTACCGAGTCCCAAGAGAAACAGAACACGGCCTCCATTTATTGGAGTTCAGGGGGTGGGCTTCGGTTCTCTACTTCGGTCGGGGGTAAGTCCACCGGCTGGCACGCACATATCCAGGTGTGTGACGATCCGGTCAAGCCCAAGGATGTACAGGGGAGTAGCAAAGCTTCCTGGACCATCATCAAAGCGGCTAACGAGTGGTGGGCCAATACGATGGCCTCCCGTAAAGCAGACCCCAAGGATTTCTCCCGGGTTGTGATTATGCAAAGGCTCCACGAGTTGGACCTCGCGGCTATCTGTATCCGGGATGGTTACACCTTGTTGAGCCTACCCATGGAGCTGGAGGGAGAGCCTTGTAAAACCCCCTGGGGTGGGGATCGTCGGACTACACAGGGGGAGTTGTTGTGTCCGGATCGGTATGACTTAGCTAGCGTCCGGGAGACTGCCAAAGATATGGGCCCGATGGTGGCCGCGGCCCAGCTTCAACAACGGCCAACCCCTAGCGGCGGAACTATCATAAAAACCCCTTGGTTGATGAAACGTTGGAAGACCCTCCCCGCCCGGGTCCGTTGGCTTATGTCCTGGGATTGTGCCTTCAAAGATCTTGATGATTCGGACTATGTGGTGGGCCAAGTGTGGGCTTACACCCTTGCGGAGTTCTTCTTGGTGGATGAAGTCCGAGACCAACTGGACTTCGTTAGCACATGCCAAGCCCTAAAGGATCTCAAGGAGAAATACCCGCAAGCCCGGAAGATCTTGATTGAAGATAAGGCTAACGGGACCGCGGTAGAGAATGCCCTCCGGAAGGAGGTCCCCGGGATTATCCTTTGTAATCCACAAGGGGGTAAGACCGCCCGGCTAAATGCTGTGTCTGGGTATTTCCAAGCGGGTAACGTATATCTCCCGGAGGGTAAACCCTGGGTGGGGGATTACGTGGTGGAGATCTCCCGCTACCCGAAATGGCCCCATGATGATAGAGTGGACGCCACCTCCCAGGCTTTGATACACGTAACGGGTAAACCTAAATCCTCCCTGAAGGAGGCTATGGATAGGATCAGAGCCACATGAAACCGGCCGATGTAATCCAACTAAAGAAGACCATGGACCAAGGGGCTAAAGGTCCCGGTGGGCTAAAGGCCCGGCTTGATGGTTGGGTAAACTTGTTGACCGGCTTGGGGACGGGCCGGGACAAGACCACGGCTAGCGAGTTCTCGGGACGGGACCCTCTCACCTACCAAGAGGCCTCGGACCTTTTTCACTTTGACGATATGGCTAACCGGATTTGTTGCGCCGTCCCTGATGATGCGATGCGTCAAGGCTTCGGGGTTACCCGTACCGTGGAGGAAAAGTCCGGTGGGGACGCGGAGGTGGGGGAAGTCCAAAACGACTCCCAAGCCTTGAACAAAAAGCTAACCGAGTTGGAGGTAGCGGAGAAAGTCCGAAAGGCCGCGATCTGGGGCCGTACCTTTGGCGCCGGAGTTATCCTCCTAGGTGTGGAGGGGGCGGGAAAGCCGGATAAGCCTTTGGATGAATCCAAGGCCCGGGGGGTAAGGTTCCTTACGGTACTTGATCGGGCGGATCTCCAACCGGCCACTTGGTACTCCGACCCCTCCCAACCCAAATACGGGGAGGTGGAAACTTACTACCTCACTCCGCAAGGGGTGGCCGGGTTGTTTCCCTCCATGTTTCTAAGCCGGGTCCACGAAACCCGGTTGGTGATTTTCGGGGGAGCCCTCACGGCAAAGCAGGAGAAGACCCGTAATGGAGGCTGGGACTATTCGGTCCTCCAGAAGTTGGTAGATATCCTCCGGGACACACACGCTAACTGGGGCTCCGTGGTCGCAATGATGGCCGATATGTCCCAAGCGGTATTCAAGATCCAGGGCCTTCTGGATATGATCGCAGAAGGCTCCAAGACAGACATGACCGAACGTATGGCTTTGGTGGATACCCTCCGATCCATTACCCGGGCCATTGTCTTGGATGCGGATTCCGAGAGTTTCGAGTTAGTCGAACGGGGAGCCCTTACTGGAGTGGGGGACTTGTTGGACCGGACTTACCTCCGGCTTTCTGCCGCAGCCCGCATGCCTTACACCATCTTGATGGGCCAAAGCCCCACCGGGCTGGGAGCTACGGGAGCTAGTGATCTACGTTGGTGGTACGATACTGTGACCACCTCGCGGGAGCTGGAGCTAACCCCCAAGATAAAGAGGATCGTCCGGTTGGTGGCCCAAGGCTTATACCCGGACAAAGACTCCAGCGCATGGACCGTGATCTGGCCCAGCTTGTGGCAAATGACCCCCCAAGAAGAAGCCGATCTCCGGAATAAGATCGCAAACACGGATCACATCTACATTACCGATGGGGTTCTATTCCCCGAGGAAGTAACCCTAAGCCGGTTTGCGTCGGGGGCTTACTCCACGGAGTACGTGGTGGATATTGAGGCCCGCCGCAAGATGCTAGCGGCCGAACTTGAAGAAGCGGAAAGCCCAACCGAGGCCCCTGAAACCACCACCCCCCCTTCCGAGGAAGACCCCCAGGAGGAGGTGGACATTGAAGAAGAGGCCCCAGAGGAGACCGGTACTAAGCCCCCCGCTAAACCGGTTGTATAGCCCATGGCTAAGCCCACTCTGGTGGAGGCTTTGATCTCCCGCCGTGAACAAAGAACCCGGCTCCATTACTCCCGTAGAAGCACCACCAAGCTAACTCCAGCGCAACGGAGGGCCTTCTCCCCGAGAGAGCCCCGGGGTACCGCGCTCCTATACACGCGCGTTCTGGGTAAGCTCTTGGCCGGGATGCGGGAGGACGTGGATCGAATCCTTCTCCCGGTGCTCAAGGCCGCGGCCCCGGAACTCCAAGGCCAGGGAGTAACCTCCCAGGAAGACGCGCGCGTGTGGCGCGTAGGGGTCCGGGGGGACACGCTCCCGTGTGGCTGTGGCAATACTCCGGAGTGGTACCTCCGGGTACTCCGGATGGATGCCAAGGGGAGAAACTTCAACGTACCTAAACCCGCGAGTATGTACACCGCAACCCTGGGAGATCTGGAGGTTGCGGTAACCCGAAGGACGCAAGCCCAGAACACCCGGAGTAGTCTGATCGAAGTTGCTACCTCCCTGTACAAACACAACCGGAGGGAAATGGAGAGGGTTCTCCAGATTGATCTCCGGGCACAAAACCAGGGGCTTGGTCCTTTCATTGATGGTTTCTTGGCCAAGAACACCAGCCTAATCAAGTCGATTAGCTTTGATGTAATGGACCGGCTTACCTCCGTGGTTGCCGAATCCACGGCCGGCCAGTTTCGTGTGGAGGTGTTGGCGGAGGAGATAGCCCGGAGCTTTGACGTTTCAGAATCACGCGCGGCCTTGATCGCTCGGGACCAAACGTTGAAAGCCAACTCCGATCTAATCCAGCTCCGTCAACAACAAGTCGGAGTAACCGAGTACATTTGGACAAGCTCCCGGGACGAACGGGTTAGAGGAAGGCCCGGGGGTAAATGGGAAAAATCCAAGGCTAACCATTGGGTTTTGGATGGGACTCGGCAACTCTGGCTAGTGGCTCCCGTGACCAACCCGGATACAGGGGACACCAACCACCCCGGCCAGGATTACCAGTGCCGGTGTACGGCCACCCCCGTTATTGACCGGTTGCTAGAATAAAAGTGGACGGGCTCGGAGCGCCGGCCTTAGCGTTCCCTCCATGGTCTTCCGCCGTGACTATGGAACTCTAGGCAAAGCCGAACGAACCCCCCAGGGAGGACTACGCGTCCCGGCTGGGCTTACCCGCTCGGGTGTCTTTGTCTATCACCAGGACGGTAGGGAGATCCGGGAGTGGCGTCCTCCGGAGGAAGTCTTCCACGCGGATTCCCTGGCCACCCTTGCGGACGCACCGGTCACAGACTTTCACCCCCCGGTCCAAGTTGATCCCTCCAACTTTTCGGAATACTCCCGGGGTAACGTCCAGAACGGTTCCGTAAAGCAGGACGCCGATCAGGTGGCGTCCATGCTGGTGATTCAAGAGGCCCAGCTCTTGGGAGCTGTGGAGCGCCGGGACCGGACCGAAGTCTCCTGTGGCTATAACTGTGACGTTGAAGAAAAAAATGGCGTAACCCCTGGGGGTGAACGCTATGATCGAATCCAACGAAACATCCGGTACAACCATGTTGCTATCGTACCGAATGGACGCGCTGGAAAATCTGTAGCCCTTCGGTTGGATTCGACTGGAGAGCAAATCGAAGAACCCCAAAGCACGGAGCCCCGACCTATGAAAAGCATTCGCATTGACGGTATTGATTTCCCCCTGGGTTCCCCAGCGGAACAAGACGCGGCCATCCAGGCTATGAGCCGTTACCAGGCAAAGCTGGACGCGGATGCCCGGTCTGTGGCCGCAACGGCCAAGAGCTTGGAGGAAACCCGGACCCGGGCGGATTCGGCGGAGGCCCGGGTAAAGGCCTTGGAGACGGATCTGGCAACGGCTCGGGACCCCAAGCGGATGGATGCTTTGGTGGCCGCTCGCCAAGAAGTGATCGTGGGGGCTAAGTCGGTTCTTGGAAGTGAGTTCAAGACCGATGGACTCACGGACCGGGAGATCAAGGTGGCCGCTATCTTGGCCGCTAAGCCCACCACCAAGATCGACACAGCCACAAGTGACGATTTCATCAACGGACTTTTCGCGGGCTGTACCCGTGAGGACGCGGCGGAAGATCCGGACGGCTTGGTGGAACTCAATGTAGCCAGTCGGGGCCGCAAGGATTCGGAGGACCACATCCCCGTCCGAGAACTCCCGGAGAACAAGCTCACGGCTAAGCAGCGTTTCGACAAAATGAGCCGTGAGGCCTCCTCGCAAAAGCTTGCATTCAGCAAGGACAACTAACCCCCGGGGACCCTAGCGGTCCCTAGGATTTTGAACCCGCCCACAGATTCACAACTCCGGAGATAAGAAACCATGCAACTTTCATACAGCCAGAACCCCGCGATTGGGCGGCCCGGGATGATCGCAGACACCGCGATCGTCAAACACACCAAGAGCCGGATCGCCAACAACTACCTCCGCGCGGGCTACGCGGTGTTTCGTGTCCCGGGCTATGGTTCGGCCGGAACGCCCAACACCGAAGATCCGGGCCAGGTCTATAACATCGTGGTGGGTGGAATCGCGGCGGACGCGGATGCCATCGCAACGGCTATGACCTCCGCCACGGGGACCTTCACCACCCAGGACGGTGTGATGGCCAATCTGGACTTGATGCCAGCCCGCAAGCTCTCCGTGACGTTCGACGCGTCCACGGACTGGGACCCCACCAACGGGACGATCGTCTACATCAACGATGAAGGTAAGCAGGTCTCCGAGACGATCGCGATCGCTACCTCCACAGCTCCCACCACGGTGGGCTACGCCCGGCGCTTTGTGAGCTTCACCAAGCCCGCACAGACCGGCGCCGGTGGAGCGGCCACGATCGGGATCGCGGTCCTGGACACCCTCACCACGGCAGACATTGACGGGGTAGCCCAGTATGTGGCCGGCCGGGAACCGGCCCTCACAACCCCGGACAGTCTCGCGGCCGAGTTCAAGGACGGGGATGCGGTCCCAGTTCTTGAGGTGGGCCAAATCGTGGTTGTTACGGAGGAGGCGTGTACCCCGGATTCATCGGTGTACGTCCGCATTGCTCCCAGTGGAGCCAACACCCAACTTGGAGCATTCCGCGCCACCGTGGATAGCTCCACGGCCGTGGATATGAGCGCCAAGTGGAAATACCTACGTACGTCCGCCATTGGCGGATTGAACGTGGTCTCACTCCGCTAACCCTGAAGACCCACCCACACAAAGATTTCGCGGGGTTCAAAGGCCCCAACCCAGGAGGATAAGTCTATGAACCCCGTACAGATCGCCGCTTTCATTTCCGCCAACTCGGAGCGCCGGTTGGATTCCCGTGAAACCGCCCTGCTCGGAAAGCAACTGGAGTACGTCAAGAGCCGGACCTATGACGTGAAGTATCCGGAAATGAGGGCCCGGCGCTTCATCCCCGTGTCCAACGAGGCAAACGCGGGAGCCCAGTCAATCACCTACCGTCAATGGGACGGCTACGGGATGGCCAAGATCGTAGCGAATGCCGCGGACGATCTCCCCTTGGTGGACGTGGTGGCCAAGGAGTTCACGATCCCAGTTCACTCGTTGGGTTCGGCTTTCAAGTACGATATCCAAGAGCTACGCGCGGCGGCTATGGCCCAGGCCCAACTGGACCTAGCCCGGGCTAAGATGGCCCGCCGGGCCATTGAGGCGGGGGTGGATCAGATCGCCGCCTACGGCAAGCCCCAGGCCCAGCAAATGGGGTTCTTGAATCACCCTAACGTCCCGGTCATTTCTCCGAATACGGGGACCTGGGCCTCCGCTTCGGTGGAGAACATTCTCAAGGACCTAAACAAGCTGGTCAACTCCATCGTGACGGCTACGGGCACCGTCCACAGTCCGGATACTTTGCTCCTGGATACCGCGAGTTTCGCGCTCCTGGCCTCCACCCCGACCGGGGCGGACCTGGGTAAGACGATCCTCCGGGTCTTCTTGGACACCAACCCGTATATCCGGAACATCGATCAGTGGAACAAGCTGGACACAGCTTCCGCCGCCGGAGGCCGCCGGATCGTGGCGTACGTCCGAGACTCCGAGATCTTGGAGTTGGAGATCCCGCTGGAGTTTGAGCAACTCCCACCCCAGCCGCGAAACCTCGCGTTCGTGGTAAACTGTCACTCACGTATCGGTGGCACGGTCATTCGATACCCGTTGGCCATTGCCTACATGGACGGTATCTAACCCCCTCCCATGAAAGCAGATCACCAAGGGGCCGGGGCTCGGAGCTTGCTAAACTCCGGTCCTGGCCCTTTGTTTTTATAACTAGGAGAGTAACGTGGCAAAAACACCAGAGCTGCAACGAGTGATGAACTTCCGGGAAACCTTCTTGACCCCTCCGGACGTAGAAGGATTTGAACCGGTCCGGCTTTCCCCCGGGGGAAACAACGTCCACCCGGGGTACCTTGCGGCCTTGGACAAGCTGGACAACGGAGCGGGCCAGGTGTGGCGCTCCTGGAAAAAGCTCAAGTGGATCGAAGTGATGGACCTGGCCAGAAGTGTGGCAGAGGTCAAGAAGCCCCAGGGCCCTGTAGCTCCGTCCACCTTGGCCGATCGTACCCCCGAAGCGGCGGAGGCAATGGTGGCCGTAGAGCAAGACGCGGCCGTCCTCCAGGGATGGCTCCTCACGGAAGACCGTCCCGAGATCTTGGAGACCCTCAAGGCCCGCTTGATGGGCATGGGGTTTGACTCGGACGATTCCGATCCAGGCCTTGCAGAAGACCTCACCCTTACCGAAACGGTCTAACCCCCATGGCTGCTATCCCCACCCCCGCGGAGTTCTTGGTGGCCTTCCCCGAGTTTACCGGGGCGGCCGAAACCTTGATCCAATCCAAACTGGATCAAGCGGTCCAACGTACGGACGCGGAGGTGTGGGGAGAGTTGTTTACCCAGGGGGTTCTATACCGGGCCGCGGACTTGCTCGCCAAGAGCCCCACCGGCCGCGCCATGAAGATCTCCGATAACGGGGGCAAGACCCTTTATTGGGATGATCTCCAGACCATGAAGAAACGCGTGGCCTCCGGCTTCCGGGTAACCTAGTGGGTAACACTATCCGAGATACAGACCGGGGAGCTAAGCGGTTGCTCAAAGCGCTAAAGGCCAAGCCCGCGTCTATCTTGGTGGGGGTTCAAGGTAAGGAAGCGGTAGAGCCCCATGAAGAGTCCCCCCTACTAACCGTGGGGGATATCGCTACGTTTTCGGAGCTAGGTCTGGGCCAGCCGGAGCGCTCTTGGTTGCGGGACTGGGTGGACGCTAATAAGCCCATGATTGAGGAAGATCTCCGGAAGGTAATGAGGAAAGTTATCCTCCTAGAAATGACGGCGGAACAAGGAATCCAACTCCTTGGGGTAAAGTATGTGGGCTTGATCCAAACCCGTATAGCCTCCGGGATTGCTCCTCCCAATGCGGAGTCCACGATCGCCCGGAAGGAAAGCTCCACCCCTTTGATTGCTTCCGGCCAGTTCCGTAGCGCTATCACTTTCACCTTGGAAAAACTCCTCCAAGGAATGGGGACCTAACCATGGACTGGGCCGCAATACAGGAGGCTACCCGCGCGGTTGTCCAGGCTTGCCTGGAGATTCCCCTGGCTACGGACGTGGTGTGGAGAAAGACCAACCTAGGGGGTACGTGGAAGAACTCCCCTCGGGTCTTCTTGAAGCTACGCACCCGGGGGCAAATCGGGGTGGATGAAACCCGCTATGAGTACAACGCGGAGACGGATGAAAACATCCCCGTTCAAGTAGGTAATAGAACCTGGGTTGTACAAGTCCGGATTGAGACGGAGACCCAGGTCCCTGGAGTTGATGCTGGGGCTTTGGCCTCCCGACTAGTTACCCGCATTGGCCGAGCCCAGAACCGGGACACCCTCCGGACTGCGCGCGCGGTGTACCTGGACTGCGGCCCCCAGTTGGATGTGGACTACATCATGGAAGGCCGCGAGATTGGATGCTCCCAAGTGGAGATCCGTTTCTCCTCCCTGGAAAATGAAATGGACACAGTTTCCAGCTCTGATTACATCAACCACGTAGAAGTTTCTTCGGAGTATTTGAAAAGCCCGGACGGAGTAAACCTCCCGGATGCTTTGCAAATGGACGAAACGATCCCTCCCCTCCCAGTCCCATAACCCGGAGCCTAAGCCATGGCCGGCATTTCAGATATCGTAACGATCACAATCACCAGCAACTCACGCACGCCTACCGCGGCGGGCTTCGGCTTGTTGTTGATCTTGGCCTACCACAACCACTTCCCAGAAAAGTCCCGGCTTTACACGGACCTTTCCGGAATGCTTACGGATGGGTTCGTAGCAACCGAGGCCGCCTACTTGATGGCTCAAAGTGCCTTTGGCCAGAACCCCCGGCCCGCATCCGTACGCGTGGGGCGGTTGCCAGCCGCGCACACCTTGACCAACGTGTTGACCATTACGTCCAACGTGGAAGGCCAACACATCAAAGCCAAACTCCTAGGCCCCGATGGTACGATCAACACGCTGGATTACACCGTGTTGGCCGCGGCCACTCTTACCTCCGTGGCTGTGGCTGTGGAGGCTTTGATCGAAGCCTACACCGGGATCACCTCCTCCGCTTCCGTGGCGGATATCACGATCACCCCAGCAACTCCGGGCGGAGTGTTCTTCCTCTACGATCTGGAAAACTGTGTGGTCAATGAGACCACGGCAGACGCGAACTATGATGATGAACTCTCCGCGCTCCAGTTGATCGTGGATGATTGGTACTACTTCATCCTGGACACCAACTCCCCGGCCAACGTGGCTCTAGCCGCGGCCTGGGCGGAGACCCGGACAAAACATTTTTTCTATCAGACCTCGGACTACGGGGAGCGTTCGGGTACGGGCACCCTGGCCAGTGCGCTACAGAGCGCGGCATACACCCGAACCCATGGCCTCTACACCAAGAACGCCAGCAAGTACGCCCAGGCCTCCCTGGTGGGCTCGGTTGCCCCCAAGGCCCCCGGCGGGGTTACCCTGAAGTTCCGGAACTTGCCCGGGGTTACTCCGGACACTCTCACCCCCACGGAGGAGACCACCCTCAAGGGACATAACCTCAACTTCTACACCACGATCGCGGGACTAAACGTCACGATCGAAGGTAAGAACGCGGCCGGTGGGTACACCGACATTGTGATCGGTACGGACGCCCTGAAAGCCCGCATTCAAGAACGGGTCTTTGGGTTGCTCGCGAATGCGGACAAGTGGCCTTATACGGACTCGGCCACGGATGCTATGCGCGGGGAGATCTTCTCCGTGTTGGAGGGGTTCGTAGCTCCTCCGTCCCTGTTTGTGGTGGATGGCTCCATCACAGTTACGGCCCCCTTGGTGGCCTCGGTATCCACGGAGAACCGAGCTAACCGTATCCTCCCAGATATCAAGTTTGCCGCTACCCTCCAGGGTGCGGTCCACTCCGTCCGAATCGAAGGCACCCTTAGCGTCTAAGGGTAATCAGGAGGCTATCCAATGACCGCGCTATATGACCCCACAGAATACTCCCTCAACTTCGCGGGAGTAATCCCCACTGGTTATGGGGAAGACGAGTTCCTCCGGGTGGAGAAGCTTGCGGACAACTTCGTGGAGGTAGTGGGAACGGACGGGGAAGTGAGCCGCTCCAAGGTCATGGACAAGCGAGCCACGATCACTTTCGTCTTGATGAAGACAAGCAAGACGAACGCGCTCCTTTCGGCCATCGCGGCCCGGGATGAAAACCTCCCCAACGGCGCCGGAGTAGGAGCGGTGTTCATTCGGGACCGCCAAGGGGATACCGTCTTCCGAGCGGCCCAGGCCTGGATCGTGCGTCAACCGGACGTAAGTCTGGGGAAGCAAGCCCAGTCCATTGAGTGGCAAATCCGATGCGCCAAGTTGATCCCCTTCATCGGGGGTAACTAGCCGTGGGCCTCCGTACGGAATCCCGCCTCCTAGGTAACCACCGGTACTCCGTGACCACTTGCCCCGCGAGTGAGGGCCGCCGGATCTTGGTCAAGCTCCTAAAGCTCCTGGGCCCCACTCTGGCCCCTATCCTTTCCGGGGTGGATACCAAGGGGCTCCGAGCCCGGGCCACGATCGGAACGGGAGAGACGGGGGAGCCCGTGGGCTGGAGTGTCCTGGACATGGAGGGGAAGACCCTCGCGGAAGCTCTCCAGGAGTTCTCTAGCCGGCTCTCCTCGGAGTTGGTGGAGGACTTGGCCGCTACCTTCGGAGCATGTTCCGAAGTCCACCTAGGCGGGGAGAGGGCTCTCCAGCTCACCCTGGAAACCCAGGAGGAACATTTCTCGGGGAACTACTCCGAGTTCACCAAGTGGATCGCCTTTGCCTTGGAGGTCAACTTCAAGGATTTTTTAGGCGTATTGCCGCTAAGCCGAAAGGCAAAGGCGGCAGATCCAAACGCGGCGGACCTGGCTTCATAACCTTTGAGATCCCCGAGGGTTTGGATTGGGAAGTGTGGAGGATAGCCTCCAGCCCCCGCTTCGGGGCGAGCTTGTCCGAGTTGGAGACCCAGTGGACCCTCCTGGATTTCCTTGACGCGCATCAAACACTAGACCTTATGGAGGAGCTGGAGGCCAAGCGGTATACTCCACCCAAATCCAAATGACCGTCTTACGTGAAGTCCTGGCCCGCTTCGGTATTGAGGTGGATGATAAGAAACTCGGGGGTATGACCTCCGGAGTTGATCAGGCTATTGGCTCACTCAAAACCCTGGGCGCCGTTCTTGCTGGAGGGGCTGTAGTTGGGGCTTTGACCCACTTTGTCAACGAAATGGCGGAGGTGGGCGGGGAGCTAACAGATACCTCCGCGGTCCTAGGGATCAATACCACGGCCTTACAAGAGTGGCGTTATGCCGCTAAGCTAGTGGGTATTGATGCGGGGGAACTCTCCGGGGCCATGGTGATCCTAAACCGTAACCTAGACGGGGCGGCCCAAGGGGGTAAGGGTCAAGCGGATGTGTTTAGGCGGTTGGGGGTAAGCATCAAGGATGCCCAGGGGAATACCCGGGGCTTGGAGGCTTTGCTCCCGGAGATTGCGGAGGGCTTCTCCAAGATTGAGAACCCAGCCGATCGGGCCGGAGTTGCTTCTGGTTTGTTCGGCCGGTCGGGAGCAAAGCTCCTCCCTCTATTGACCCAAGGCGCGGCCGGTGTGGAGGAGCTACGCAAGGAGTTTGAAAAGCTCGGGGGTGGGGCCACTCCTGAAATGATCGCGGCGGCAGACGAGTTCGGGGATGAAATGGACAAGCTGGACACCTCGCTATTCAGCATCAAGGCTCGGATTGCGGGCTCCATACTCCCTAGCTTTACCGCCGTGGTTGACCTGCTAAACGATGTGTCTGGAGCCGTCTCCAACATGATCAAGAAATCCAACATTGCTACGGTAGCCCTGGGGGTATTGGGTGCGGCGGCCTTGGGTTTCGGAGTAAAGTTCTTGGCAGGGTTTGCGGTCCCTATCGCAACGGCCGCGGTGTTTGCCCTGGGGATTGGGTTTATCATTCTGTTATTGGATGATCTAATCACTTTGTTTGCTGGAGGTAAGTCCGTTATCGGGGGCTTCATAGATGAAATGTTTGGGCTGGGTACGGCCCAAGGCTTGGTGTTGGGGTTGACCGATTCTTGGGAGGGTTTGATCCTAATGATCTCGGACGCCAAGTGGGCTCTAAAGGACTTCCTCGGAATGGATACCTCCGCGGATGAAAAGCCTTGGTGGGCAAAGCAAAATATTATAGACGCGGGGGAAATCTCCCGGGGCCAGGACCGTGGGGCCGCGCTTGCTGGCCGTATGACTATCAACAAGGGAGAGACCCGGGAGCAAGCCCGGGCCCGGTTCTTGGAGACTCGGAAAGCCGCGATCGGTACGGGGGAGATCAACGCTACCCGCTCGGATGTGGAGTCTGGGATCGCGCGTAGGGTTGGACGTACTCGGCCCCGCACCCTTGCCATTCCAGGGAGGGAGCCCGGACTGGAGGCCGGGGGTAAGAAGGTGGCCCAGGCCAACACAGTCTCCAATAGTACCTCCGTGGTTATCCAGGTTCCTCCGGGCTCGGAGCGTTCCCTCCTCACCAACATTGAACGTTCAGTAACCAAGGTGTTGACCGATAGGGACCGGGCCACGGCCGCGGCCTTGGCTCAAGAAGCCGTCCCAGAAGAGGAGGGTTAGCCTATGGCGTCCATTCTCTACGAAGTGGTGGGGGAGTTCCGGAGCGTGGTCTTTGACGCCACGTTGAAGGAGAACCACAGCAACTCCGGAACCGCTACCGAGCACACGGTAGAAGTAGGGGCCAACATTTCGGACCACTTCCGGAAAGACCGGGACCGGCTAACCCTGGAGGTCCAGGTAACTAATCACCCCATTGTTAGCCCCGGGGTTGATGGAGCTAACGGAGCCGTTGCTCCTTTGAGCTTGCAAGGCTCCGAGTTTGAGATCACCACCGGCGCCACAGTAAGCGAGTCCGGCAATGTGGAACCGGCCAAGAGGCAAACCACTACCCGCACGGCCCAAGCTAACGTCCTTCAGTTCTCCCAACCCTTTGACCGGGTTGCGGCCGTCCGGCAACAACTGAAAGACCTCCAGAACAACGCCACGATCTTGACCGTGATCACCTCGGTTGATCAGTACAACCAAATGATCCTGGAGGATATCCAAACGCTCCGAGAGGGCCGGGACTCCGTGGATATCTCCTTGGAGTTTGCGGAACTCCGAACGGCCGAAGGCCAAACCGTAGACCTACCCGAACCCGTGGAGACTCGGGGAGAGAGGGCCCGCAACCGTGGAGCCCAGGCAACCGTGGAGGCCCCTCCCGAACAAGCTTCCGTGGCGGCCCAGCTCCTAGAGCGGTTCACAGGGCTCGGACTCTTACACAAGGCTGGAGGCTAGCGTGGCTCTCCGAATCATCAACACCTCTACAGAGCTTTCCGGCTATACCCAACGGACTATCCTGGACGGTCGGGAGTACCTCCTCCGCTTCCTGTGGAACATGCGGGAGGCTAAGTGGTACCTATCCATTGCCGATCAAACGGGC